CCAGCCCCGACACCACCGATCAGACTACCGACCGTCAGTGACGCCGGAAGCCCAGCACCGGCTTCCGCCAAACCGGAAGTCACTGGCCCGAATTGCGTTCCGAGGCCCGAAATGAGTGGCGTGTCCAAGATGCTACTGACACCGCCCAGCAACCCGGATGATCCCCCGCCGAACAAGCCACCAGAACCGGTTATGCCTAGTGAGTCAGTAATGCCCGAGAACTGGCCGCCGATGTTCGTGAAGCCGAGCTTGTCCAGCAACCCGATGCCGGTGATCAGGTTGCCGCCCGTGCTGAGAAGGCTTGAGGAGCCGCCACTACCCGCCGCAGCCCCCTGTCCCGCACCGGACGCATAGAGCCCAGCTAGCCCGCCTATCGTGCCGCCGCCGAAGACGCCACCGACGTCGCCGCCAGCACCGACGGCTTGCGTGCCGATCAGGGCACTGATGCCGCCGATACCGCCAACCGCGCCACCACCACCACCGCCGCCGCCGCCGCCAACCAACGAAAGCTTTCCGCCAATGTTGACGAGCTGCAGTGCCGTGCCGAGGGCACCAGCACTGGAGGCGGAAGTCCCGCCGAACAGGCTCTGCACCGAACCGAGGGTCGGCTGGTTCTGCCCAAACAGGCTGTTCATGATCGGGTTGAGGATCGCAAGATGCGCAAACTGCTGGAGAACCTGGGTCAGCACGCCCTGCATCACGTTGCCCCACTTCACCGCGGAGCCTGACCCTTGGACGAACGCCTGCGTGATGCTGTTGCCAATGGTATCGAACGCCGAGGAGAACTGCTCCTGCAAGTACGACAGCGTCTGCTTCTTGTTGGTCAGCTCCTGCGAGATCTGCGCCAGCGCGTCCTTCTCAGCGAGTAATGCTGCCCGCGCTTCCGGGGCCAGTTGCATATTATTCTTCTGGACGTCGTACTCGTCCTTCATGTGCTGAATCTTGAGTTCGCGCACATTGTTGTTGTCAGTCAGCGTCGACGTCTCAAGCTCCACCAGCTTGATCTGCTGCTGGATGTTGTTGCTCTCCTGCACCGCTTTCAGGTTTGCCGCTGACGTACCGAGCTTTTTGAACTCCTCCGTCAGCGCGGCGAGTTTCGTCGCGTAATCCTTGGTCGTCGGCAGGATGCCATCGGAGGTCAGCTTCTTTTGCGCATCGAGCTTGGCTGTGATGTCGACCACAGCGTCGCTGCCCTTTGAATAAGCCTCGGTAAGCAGGTTGTTCGCAACTGTCTGGTCGCGGACTGTCTCCGTCTGCTTAATGAGGTTGGCGACGTGGGTTGGCGTCACCTTGTTCAGCTTGTCGATTGCTTGCTGTGCTTCTGTGATGCCTTTCGCAAACTGGGTGTACTGATCTGCCGGGAGATCAGGTCTGGCAATCTGCTTTTGGAATTCGTCAATCTTCCGATTTAATTCATCTATCTGCGCGCCTTTATTGCCTCCCCGGACGGTTTGTAGATCTTGAGCGGCCTTGAGGTTAGCGTCTATCTGTTGCTGGCGCGTGAACGCATCGGCGTTCGCTTGCTGCACTTCAGGCGAGGCGTTGATATCCTTCTGAGCGGCTTGCCGTTGTTTGATCGCGACAACCGCGTCCCTGTTCGCCTGCGTGTTACTGACGATCGCGTTTGTCTGGGCAATGGTCAGATCGATCTGGTTCTGGATGTTGCGGCTTTCTTCCGCCGCCTTCACCTCTCCGATCGAACGCGCGAGGTTGACGTTCGCCGTCATGTGCGAGATCAGGGCATTGGTGAACGCTTCAGTCCCAGGTACCAGCTTCTCCGAGATGGTCTGTTCGTAGGCCTTCGCATAGGCTGTCGCCTGCACGATGGCATCGTTGCCTTGGCCATAAGCTGCAGCAATGCCCCGCTGTCCTTCGGCTTGAGCATTGGTGGCGTTGACCGACTTCTCTGTTGCTGTTTCGAAGTAGTCGACGGTCGCCGTCTTCGCGTCATCCAGCGCCTTCTGTGAAAGCCGCAGCGACAGCGACAGTTCGTCGAACCTCTTGGCGTTATCATCGGTTCTTGGGCCGAGTTGAGCAAGCGCGGAACTGAGCGCTTTCACCTGATCTCCAGCGTCATCCAGCTTGCCGAACGGCGAGGCTTTGACGAGGTTGACCGCCTTTTCCATCGATATGTTGAACTGGTCGACCGCAGCCTTGGCACCGAGAGCCAGATCTTTCATCGCGTCGGTCAAACCCGGCAGTCGGGTGTCAGGCTGTTGTGGGGGCGCCGCGGTGGATATGTCTGCGACGCGGGTCTGCACGCTAGGCAACTGTCCAACAGTGCTGTCGAACGGCTCTGCGGTAGCTGGGATCGGGGTGGTAGGTGGCGTCGGCGCTCCAGTGTTCCCAGCCGTCTGGGCATCCTTTGCCGCCTGTCTAACCTCTTGGAGCTTTTTGATCAGGGTGTTGAAGTGGGTAATTACGTCTGCAACGCTCTGATTGATTACGTCGCCCCAGCTACTGCCTGACGTCTTCGTCGAGGTGAAGAGGTTGGCAGTCTCGTTGAGTGCCCGTTGCAGAGGTGTCATCGACTCGCTTGCGCGGTCGTGACGCTCCTTCAGCCTGTCAAGGATAACATTGTACGCACCCGCCTGATCCCCCGCATTCGCCATGCGCTCGATGGTGCGCGCGAGTTCCGCGTCCATTTCTGGCAAGTGCTTCTTCGCCATGTCGTCTGCGACCCTGGCGGGGTTTGCCATGGCGTCCGTCAGTATTTTGGCCGCTTCCGGCACCTTGACGCCCCACGACGTTGCGAGGTCACCGGATAGCCGGATCAGATCTTCCAGTTGCTTCTGACTACCCGAGAACTGTGGTGAGCCAGCGATCGTCGAGCCTGCTGACCGCGCATCGGAGACGCTTAGGGTGCTTGTGGACGCTACGTTTCGGGAAGCCTGATTGACCTCTTTCCCTAACGATAGGTAATCGTCCCGCGTCCCGCGCAGCGTCTCCTGCAGCTTGAGAAGCGTGCGCTGGCTGGACTCAGCCGAATAGCTCATCAGCCCAATCGCGGCGGTGACTGCGGTGATGCCAGTCACCACCAGACCGGGCGTGCTGATCATCGCAGCGAACGCTGACTTGATGGCGTTGCCGATGACCTCAAAACCTGTGCCGGTCGCGAGCGCGACGTCGACGAGCTGGTGCCCCTGCTCCACCAGGGCGGTCATGAACGGGATCCCGCTCTCCAGCGAGCTGAAGAACTGCACCGTTTGGACGCCCAACTGCCGTGTGGCGAACGCTGCCTGCCCGTGGCCGTCGGCGTAGGCCTTTGTGGTAACGGTCCCCTTGGCGAGGTTCGCGTTCAGCTTGTCGAGTTCGGCGTTGTACTGCTGCGTGGATAGTTGCGGCTTGGCGAGGTTCAACTCGTCGAACGCTGCCTCATAGGACTTCGACGCCGCGAACACCTTGTCGAACTTGGCGCGAACCGCGTCCAAGCTGTTGCCGAATGCGTTCAGGTCTGCGGCCCGCTTGTTGTAGTCCTCATCGGACAGTGGCGCCTGCACCCCGGCGAACGCGTTGGCTTTTTCCTGAAAGCTCTGCGCTGCCGCAGCTGTGCCCCGGATCGCCTCGGTCGCCGCCTCATGCTCCGCGACCAGCTTGGCGAGCGCTGCCTCCTGCAGTTCGATCGATGGCAACAGACCCGCGCGAATTGCCTGCGCGAGCGCAGTGGTCCCATCGATGAACTTCTGGTTCGCCGCGAAGAGCGGATCAAACCGGGCCTGGAGCTGGTCCAGAGAGGCTCCGTAGGCATTCAGGTCTTCCTGGCGCTTGGCGCGGTCGGCCTCGGTGTACGGCGCTCCCAGCCCGCTGACGCTGGCGCCCATGTTGACGCCCGACGCGCGGGTCGGATCCCCCAGTGTCTGGTTGAACGCGCTCTGCGCCGTAGCGGCGAAGGCTGACGCGGCCTTCTCCTGGGCCGCGGCCGCATCGAGGGAAGCTTGAGCCTGCCTCTCCATCGCCGCGGTCTGTTTCTCGGTCGCCTCTCGCTGGGCCTCCTGCTTCGCCGCCAGGGTGTCGGTGCCCACGAAGAGCTTCTCGTACCGTGTGTTCAGCTCGTCCAGCGCGCGGTTCTGCGCACCGACCCCTTCGATCGCGCCGGTCGCGAAGGCCTTGGTGAGTAGAGCGAATTCCGCTTCATACTGCTTGGATACCGAGAACACGCCGTCGAACTTGGCGCGCAAGGACTCCAGCGACTGGCCATAGACCGCGGCCTCGGCGGATCCCTTGATGAACGCGGCAGCGGTTGCCGCGGCCGATTCAGCCATCCCGGCGAGCAGCTCGTCGCCCTTGGCAATGCTTGCCTCCCAAAGCTCCTGCGCCTGGGTTGAGGCTTCCTGTGCATCGCGCACTTCGGCCAGCGAGGCCTTCAGACGATCGATGGTCTGGATCTGCTTATCCAGCACCCGGCTGACGGCTTCGGGATCGGCGGTTCCTGCGTCGAGGCCTGCCTTTGCCAGTCCCTGGATCCGCGCAAGCTCCTCCTGCGCTGCCTGCAGTTTCTTGGTGGCTGCGGTGACCGTGTCCTGGCGGGCCGCCACACGCTCCCACGCGGCGGCTTGTTGAGTGAGCTTGGCACCAGCGGCATCGCCCTGCTGACCGGCCTTGAGCAGCTCGTCGCCGGCCGCCTCGGCCGCCCTGGTGATGCTGTCGAGTGCCGCCGCGATCTTCGCTGCTTCGGGGGAGACGTTGTCCTCTGCGTGCAGCCCCAGCGTATAGTCGTCGCGAAGGTCTTCTGTGCCGGCCATATCAGCGTTCCGTCAGCCGCAGCGCCGGGTAAGTTATTTCCTCACCCTGATGCGGCGGACGCTTGAGATGGTAAGGCACCTCCCACCCGCGGGCGGATCCGCCGCCGGGGATGGTGATGAACAGCCGTTCGATCAATGCACCCTTGAACTGCGACGACGCCCAGGCGCGCGTTCGCTCAGTCACGACCAACTCGGGATGCGGGTAGGTGGTCAGCCGTCCGCTACGGCCCAAACGGCCTTGCTCCTCCAACCGCCGCGCATAGGGCGCGAAGTTGGAGATGACGACGGTCGAATTGTGGGGGATTTTCTTGCTGAGATCGGTGACGATGACGTTGTTCACCATGACGAACCACGCGTCAGCGTAGGCACCGGACTCACGCGGCGAGATGGTCTTGGCATAGTCCAAGATTGCGCGCACCACGCCATCGAGAAGATGGAATTTGACCGTGATAACGCTGCCGCGAAATGTGATGGTCGAGAGGTCGCCGTTATCCGCCTTGCCATCGACGAACATGTCGAACAGCGGCGGCTCGCCGCCTTGGGTCAATTGCTCGATGCGCTGCTTGAGATGCTCTTTGACGCGCTTGGAGGCGTCGGGTGACTGGACACGTTTGTCCAGCATCCGACGCACTTCCTTGAGCAGCTTAGGCCCCGCGAGCTGGAAGCCTTTGGCGGCTTGGTTGACGACGGAGGCCGGCATCAGCGGGGACTCCTGCGCGCTGCTGCCGCTTCATTTTGCTGACGCTGATTCCACCAGTCGATGTATTCGGCGTCCATCGCCCTCACACAGCGGTCGAGCATGTCGAATTCTCCGCGTGTGAGGTTATGGTGATCCGCCCACAATCGCAGGACGGACCACGCGATCGGTCCTGGCACTGGGGGGCCCATCCCGCCGCCGAGTTGCGGACGATCGGGGTGAAGCCTGTGCCAAGCGCGCCATAGCCAGATGTTCGCGGGTTCGATGGCCGGGGCGGGAATGTCCGTCGGAGAGACATCAGGACGGATGCCACGCGCCATCATGTCCTTCATGCGTGCCTCCATGCGGGCACGAAGAACGCCGTAATCTAGCTCGATGCGGAGTCCGGCCCGGAGTTTTTTGCTGCCGCCTCGACCTGTGCGATCGAGCGTGCGCTGACGCGGCTCGCGGCCTCCCAACACATTCTGGACAGCCGGCCGTAGTCGGGCTGGAAGAGCAGTTTATGGAACTGCTCCACCGTCACTGGGTTGTTGTCCTTGTCGGTCAGGTTGCGGACCCCAATGATCAGGAATTGCTCCATCAGAGTTGCGTTGATCTTCCGCGTCTCCGCGTTCGGGATCTTCTCGCGCTCCCCGTTGTAGGGTTCGGCCGCGGCGATTGTCATGGCGGTGCGTCGGTCGTGGAACTCATCGGTGAACCCGCGCACTTGAATCTCGAGATCACCGTAGGCTTCGTTTACCCGTACCCACACGCCATCCTGTATGGCGCGCATGTCGCTTTGGAACTCACTGAGGTTTGTCATGGTTTCATCCTGTCCGGGGGAATGGCGCGTGACCGGCACCCGGACGGCACAGATCACGCGCCGACGGGCGGGAGGGAGTTCCACACTCCCGCCCGCCATCAGCGCCTATTGGGCGACGCCGATCTCGCGAATTGGTTAGTTAGGCGGGGGGAACCGATCGATCTGGAAAGTGCCGCCCACAGTCGGGTCGGGGTTGCACTCAAACGTCACGTCGATCATGAGCGCTGCGCCAGGACCGGTTGCGTTGATCTTGCACAGGAAGACGACGTTCTGAAGCTGAATGACATAGCTCGCGCGCGAAGAGTCCTGAAGGTAGAGTTGGACATCGCCGGCTTGTTCCGCCTGGAATGCATCGTACAGGACGAAGTCTTTGCAGTAGAGCCTCATCGTCCCACTTGCAGTAAACGTGCCGCCCAGTATGCCGATCGCGCCAGCAACGCCTGCAGCGGTGGCGCCCAGGCCAAACTCCGGTGCGGCGGCAGTGTTCTCCATCGTCATCTGAAGCTGGTCGATATTTCCGGCAATGGTGCTGGTTCCGTTGTTGTAAGTCATGCGAACATAACCGGCGACCGGATCAACAACTGTTCCTGGAGGTGCCGCCAGTACCGCACCGCCAACAGATCCGTCTGCGGTAGCTGAAACCTCCGACTGTGCGACGACGTCGATTGCTCCGGTGAAGAAGGCACCGACGCTGGCCCCGAGAGTCATTCGCGTCACATAGCAACCGCCATATCGCAGCCACATGACGTTGGTGAACTTCTGCTGGACAAAGAGGCTCTTGAAGGTCGTGCCGTTGTTCAGTCGCGACCCGGAGACTTGAACCTGATTGGTCGTGACAGACGTCTCAGTGCCATTGGCTATCGTGGGCGCAACCAGCGTCATACTCTGGCCTGTGTTCGCAGTGACGAGGAACCAAGTGTTGTAGGCGACTGTGTTAAAACCCGAGAGCCGCACATATTGGCCGACTTGTATGGTCGTGAACTTTCCAGCCAAGGTCGATGACAGCGTTTTAACCCCGGCCGCAACCGTCATCGTGATGTCGGCAAGGATACTGAAGATCTTGAACGGCGGGGTGTGGGACCATTCGCCCTGGCATAGCGATGCAAGGAAGTCGTCGTACGTCCCCCACGAGAACGCATAGTTGATCGTGCCACCAGCGGTCTGCGTCGTCGTGACCGCCTGCGACACCTCCCGACTAATGTTGATCTCGTTTGGACGCTGGCGCGTTTTGGTCAGTGCGAGGGTATCGCCAGTGTACCGAATTGCCTGAAACCTCACACCCGGTTTAACGCCCCAGGTGGCCTCATTGGCATACGACAGCTGGGTTTGATTGGCCTCGACGCCAGCCTGATAGAACAGTGTCTGGACCATTGCTGGCTCCTCCAGTGCTGCGTGTTATGAAGGGATTAGGAATTCGCCAGCCGGTCGATGATGCATGTCCCACCGCCTGCTTGAGGATTGCCCTCAAAGGTGATCTCGGCATAAACGGGCTGACCGGGACCGCCGGCATTCATCTTCTGCAGCAAGACGGCATTCGGGAAGGTGAACGCGTAGGCATTGCCCGTGTTGCCCTGGATAATGAACGACAGCACGCCAGAGGTTTCGTTCTGGAATAGGTTATAGTTTGTGAAGTCGTTGAAGTACATCCTGAACGTCCCGGTTGCCTGGAACGTGCCGCTCAGAATGCCAACCGACAGCTTGTTGCCGAGAGCATACTCGGGTGCAGCCGCGGTGTTTTCGAGCGTGATGGCCATCTGGTCGAGCGAGCCCACCATCGGCTCACCATTCCAGAAGCACCCGACAAAGCCCGACACCGGGTCCATCACGATTGCGCCGGGGGCCGGGATAAGCGCACCGGTTCCCGAGTCCGCTGTCTGATCGTCCTCGTCTTTGGCGACAATATCGATCGCGCCGGTAAAGAAATTCCCGACCGACCCTGACAGCGTGAGCCGCGTGACGTATGCGCCAGGATAGACAAGCCACATGTTGGAGGAGAGCATCTGCTGCATGTACATCGACTTGAACACGGTGCTGTTCATCATCGACGAGCAGCGTAGATGGGCTGTTGTCCCATTCGGAGTCTCGGTCGCTGAGTAAGTCCTCTGTGGCCCCGCAAGGCTTAGGGTGGTCGCATTCGGCTTGGCCAGCACATACCAGAAGCCGCTGTTGGCCCCTGGGGTCGGCGGTGTCGTCCGAGTATCGCTGCCGAGCAGGAAGCCATACAGCTTGATCCAGCTTCCTACCGCGACGTTGGCGAACTTGTTTGCTGTGGTCGACGTCAACTGCACGATTGCAGCAGCGCCTGTTCCGATGACGGTCAGGGTGATGTCGCCGGTCGTCGCACCGACGCTGTTGATCACCTGAAACGCCTGCCAGTCCTGCTGCATCACGATTTGCAGGAAGTCGTCGTAGACGCCGTAGGACATCGCATAATTGATGGTGCCACCAGCGGTCTGCTGTGTGGTGACCGCCTGACTAGCCTCGCGAGTGATATTGATCTCACTCGGGCGCTGCCTGGTTTTCGTCTCCGCGAGAGTGTCGCTCATGTAGCGGATGGCGCGGAACTGGATCGCGGGTTTCACGCCCCACGACGTCTCCAAGGCATACGATATGCGAGTTTGGTTGGTTTCTACGCCAGCTTGATAGTTAGCAGTCGCGACCATATCGCTCTCCTGTGTTTAGAATCTGATGCACGCGACTGCGGGCCGCGTAGCCGGTTAGGCGACGACGACGGCGTTCGATGGTGGCGCTGTGGCCTGTCCTGCCTTGTTGCCTGCCGTGACGATGCAAGTCGCGCTCTTGCCAACGTCAGCGGGTTGCACGGCGTAGTCGGCGGTTCTGCTGGCTTCACCGACATTAGCGCCGTTTAGCAACCACTGGTACGAATACAGCGCCGGCTCATTTTGCCAGTTACCCATCGTGCACGTCAGCGTGGCGCCGGTTTGCGAGGCGTATGGTACGTCGACGTTGATCGGTGTCATGATCGCGTCTGGCGTCTCAATCCTTGTGATCAGCGCTCCGCGCGTGCCGCCGCCTTCCGCGCCGATCCCACCGATTGGCAGGAGCGCGTTCGCGTCAATACTTTCGTAGACCCAGCACCCGAACTTATCGCCCGAGGACTGAGTAGTTAGGTCGACGCAGCGCGCGACCGCATCAGCGACATTGGTGTAGATCACCTCGCCGGTCGGCGTGTAGAGGTTCGACCCGGAGGGGTTCTCAGTGATGATGTGAAACTCTTGCATTGGTTTTGCTCCCTACTGTTCAGGGTGCCGACTCGACCCAGAACCCGAACCTCGTGCCGATCTGAGCCAGCTCTATGCAGCGCAGCACCGCGGTGTCGGCGTCGGTGGTTACCGTCTCGCCAGTTGGCTCATAGCTTGCTGAATTTGCCGGGGTTTCCTGAACGATATGATAAATCTCAGTAGCCATGGGCTTGCTCCTTCTCAGGGTGGTGCAACGAGCTTGTCTTGGAACTTGTAATTGACGATGACCGAGAGGCGCCGGTACATCCCGTCATCCTTGTTTGCCATTGGGTCCGATGACTGATTGTCTCGATAGACAAGACCCGGCGGCGTTGTCTTGTTGATCCCCCGGAAGCAAACTTGAAACGCTTTCGCCATCACCAGCGCCGGCCGCCAGCCGGTGCCGATTGGGATCATCAAGTGCAGATAGATCTGCCCTTCCTCGATCCACGCATCGTCGCCTATTTCCATCTGGACGGATGACTGCGAAGCGACCTCGATGTCGAGCCAGGGCTGTGGCGGCTGTGGACGCTGAAGAGCGGGCTCGTTCGGCATTTCAAAGGTGATGCCTTGCGCATCCGCTACCGCTTGGATGCGGGGGATGCAGTCATCCCATACCTCTGGCGACATTTTACTCGCCCAGCGTCTTGATCGTGTAGACAGTGTCCTCGTCCAGGCGATCGATCTGCACGCCCGCCAGGATCGTCCTTGTGGCGCCGCTGCCGTAGACGATCTGATCGCCCTGGCGCGGCGGGCTCGGCCACTGGCGCGCACGCATCTCGCGATCCGACACCTGGATCACGTCATGCGTCTGCTGGACGCCACCGATCAGTTGCGTCTCGACGCCGCGCCGGATGTTGCCGAGACACTCCACGGAGAACGCGGTCTGCCGCGTCCCGGTGAGGCGACGGATCACCACCGTGTCGCCGTTTCGCGTGCACAGGCTGATGAAGCTGTCGGCGTTCACTTAGGCAACACCCGCGCGGACAGGACGGTGTTTGTGTAGGTGCCGGTGACGATCAGCACGAGACGCAGGCGATCGCCAAGGACGTGGTTGACCAGCCCCTCTGCGACGACTGGGTTGCCGCTACTGTCGATGCCGCCGACGGCTGGCTGAACCAGCCCCGTGGTGCCGCTGTAAAGCTCGGCCATGACCGTGCGCGCTGCGGTGGCGAAGTCCACCTGTACGACGTCGTAAGCCGGCCCGTCGTAGCCTAGCGCGGACTGCACGAGCGCTGTGACGGCTGTCCCGCCAGCGCCCCAGAGGAACCGCAACTCGATCGCGACCGCTTGCATGCCCTCCAGGCCGGTCGTCCAGTCCCCGGTCAGCGTTCCCGGCCCGGTGATCTGGAAGTCAGCGCTGTCCGTCCCCGCCGGCTGCAGGGCATAGACCGATGTCGACTGGAGCATCGTGGCCTCGGATCAGTTCAGGGGGTGGAGGATCGATGCGCAGCAGTCGACGACCATCTTCATCTCGGTCTGCAGCCGGTAGACGACGCCAGAGCAGTCGGGGCAGGACCGGCCTTTGGAGAGGACGATCGCGAGTTCCGGCTCACAGCTTTCGCACTGGATGACGACCGTCTCGCCCGCCAGGAGGTGCTTCGTCGTCATATCCGCTGCTCCCGGTGAGGCTCGAGACGGCATGCTGCGGCCGGCACGATCGCCCCGTTCCCCTCGCTGCCGGTTGGCGTCGCGTAGGTCACGGTCAGCACGTTTGGCACGCTCTCGGAGCGGATCGTGCTGTCCCGCGAGCCCGCGGTCTTGCGATGTTGGAGCTGCATCAACGCCGCGGCTTCAATGTCTGGCGGCAGATCGACACCAAGCGTGTAGCCACCGATGTACTGCACGGTCACGTCGGCGGAGTACGGGTCGTACCACGACAGATAGTCGAACCAAGGCATCCAACAGCCTGACGCGTCGTCCCAGCGCCGCAGCAGGCCAGCCTCGCCATCGAGCAGCCACTGGTCGGGCGTCAGGACGGTTTCGCCCCAGGTCACCGAGATGACCTCGGTCACTGGCCACAGCGTCAAGCGCAAATCGGTGGAGTGGTGACCCATCCCCTGGTGATGGAAGCGGAAGACTTGCTGCAGCGTTTCGCTCACCAGCCGCCGGCCGCAGTAGCGTTCGATCGCAGCGCTTTCCTCAGTGATCCACCGCTTGAGCCGCTTGTCGTAAGACGCGCCGCTGATCTGCAGTTCGTCCTTCGCGGTCGCCAATGTCGTCAGGTCGCGGCTCTTCGCCGGCGTGATCACGGTGGTGATCGGGTGGATCATTGGACGCCTCTGATGAACGCGAACGAAGCGATGCCCTCGCGGCCGAGGCGGCTCTCTTCTTCGTTGTGTTCAAGCAGCTCCCACCCCAGCGAGCGCATGACGCCGAGGAAGCCGAAGCTGGTGAAGTACCAGCAGTGTTCGTCTGGCCTGAAGTGCTTCGACGCCAGCACCTCGCACGGTCCGCTGAACACCGGCATGGACACGAACACGCGGGCCCGCACGCAGGCCAGGAGCCGGTCGAAGTCTGGGATATGCTCCAGCACGTCCCACAGGCTCACGGCCTCCACAGGCTCGCGGTAGGGGTCGCGGTAGAGGCCTTTCTCCTGCAGCCATTGCACGCCGATCGGGTTGATGTCGTAGCCAAGCGTGTTGGGCCGCGCATCGACGAACGCACCACAGCCGATGCCGACGTCGATCAGCTCGCCGTCCCAGTACCGGTTCACCAGATCGACGCGCGCCTGTGTCAGGCTGCGCCCGAGTGGTGTGTTCCGGTAGCCCAGGTATTTGGCGAAGTAGCCTGCGTCGTAGGGCGCAAAGGGATGCTGGACGTCATAGAAGCCGACGCCCAGGTCGGGGAGCCACGTCAGGCGGTCTTGGGCGAGGCGCTGGAAGAGCGTGGCACGGGCAACCGGACTGAACGCATCCAGCGCGTCCATTGCTGTGCACAGTCTGGTATGCGCTTGTCGCAGCGATGTCGCATGTCCGTGCATAGGCAGAACCTCTCCGGTGTCGCGAAGCCGATGCGCTTGGTGTTCATCCGCTTGTCGAACAGGCGGGCCGGTGCGTTCATCCCGCCATTGCCGCCGAGGACCACGAACGTCGGCGTCTGCAGCGCGATCGCGGCGGGCACGATCCAGCCGACCGGCCCGACCACAACAGCCGCATCGCGCACGCACGCCATAAGCTGGCGCACCGACAGCTCGCCCCTCGTCAGAGCGAGGTTGTGCGGCGGCAGCGTGCCGCCATCGATCCATTCGTACCCGTGCTTGATGTCGCAGATGACGATGACGGCGAAGCCGCGTTGCTTGAGGTCGCCGGCGATCTGGTTGACGTACTCAGGCAGCGGGTTGCGCGCCTCGTTATCCCACTCGACCCTGCGCATCACCGGCCTGATGACCGCCAGCGGTGCACCACCTGTGTCGAACGGGCACTTGCCCATGTCTGGTAGATCCCACACTGGCGGCGTGGACTCTATGTGCGGCAGCTTCCCTTCCAATGCCGCCGCCACGTTGCTGCCGGCCAGCTCGAGGACGCCATAGCCCAGCGCCACCGTCTCAGCGTTCTCCGGAGGCCTGAACCATTGTGTGCCCTGCTGACGCGCCAGATTGCGCATCTGGGTCCGCAACTGCCGCGCACCACGCACGAACCGCACCGGTAGGTCGGCATAAAGCTCGGGCCATGGTGTTTCGAGGTAGACCTCGCGCTGCGCCGCATGGGCGGCGACGAATGGACGCCCGTATATACTATCACCCAGGCCCCATGAGGAACGGATGAAGAGAGGTCGAGCGTTATCGACGCCCTTTGCTGACAGGCTTCGGATCATGCTTGGTCCTTACCTGTGGCGCTGGCGGTGGAGGTGGCGGCGATGGCTTTGCCGCCTGCGGTGGCGGCGGTGACGCCTCTACCGGCGGAGGTGGCGCTTTGGCTGGAGGATCGGCCACAACCTTGATCTGCTCGTCCTCGCCGAGACAAGGAACAGCCAGACCAGCAAGTTCAAGCTCTCTGGCACGAGTGCCATGGGCCTCAAACCGCTGGCCTGGATGCACCACGCCCTCATGGTCGTAGTTCACCCACGGCTTGAGGGCTTCCATGAGCATTACGGTACGGTCCCATAGATGAACGCGGCCGGGCGATACACGGCGAGCGCGAGCCGCTCCTCACCGCGGATCGTGATCATGTTCTTGACGAAGTCCAAATCGTTCTCCGTCGAGATCAGGATCTCGATGCTCATCCTGTCGAAGATCTGCGCGCCGAGCTGGAACGCGCCGGTCAAGAAATGACCGACCTGCATGGCCTGCGTGTCGACCACCGGAAGGTTCCACAGACGCTTGCCAAGCACGCCTGTCGGATCCCCGACGATGTACCTGCCTTGCGTGTCTTTGGTCAGCTCGATTTTTCCCCAATCGGTCGGGTGCAGCACGTATCCCGAGGCCGGATAGAGCGCGAGCGTCGCCTGCAATGACGCCAGCCGCAGCGTGTCGATCGCGGTTGGCAAGCTTGGCGTGAAGGCGGCGCTGTAGGCCGTAGCCTGCGGGATGATGCCCGCCAAGTGTTGGCCGGTGCCGTCGCCATACAGCAGCTCGCCTTCCTCGACGAACTGCAAGCCGTAGGTGAGACGGCCATCAATGATGCTCCGCAACTGCGGCGCGTCATCCATGATCTGGCGGCTCGCCTTCATGAAGTGCGCGATCGTGCGAACGGGCACGCTCTTCAAATCGAACGTGATGTTCGACTGTGGCTTGAGTTGGCCTTCCGACACCACCGCGGCGCTAGTGACTGCCGGATCGTCCGTCTCCACAGCGTATTCTATCGCGTTCGACGACGTCGTCCCGGGCGTTATCAGGTTCCTCACCACCATTTGCCTCATCGGCGGTGTGATCATGCCGACACGGTCGGCAACGACCAGGGAGGTGCTTGGCGAGCGGCCAGCGCCCTGCGTCGGATTGCCCGAGGTGATGTCCTTCAGCTCGATGGACAGCCTCGCTGAACCGGACTTGCTCGACATCAAGCCCTTCACTGCCTCGTTCTCGACCACGAGGTCGCCAAGGCTCTTCAGCTCGGCACCAGGGTCGCCCTTGCCGCGAACCATCTTCTGCTCGATCTGCGTGAGACGCTCGGCAATCGTGTTCATATCGGTGAGCGCCTTGTCGGCCTTGGCCTTCGTCTCTTCAGTGGCAGCGCCAAGGTTCTTGATCTCGGTGGTGTGCGTCTCACCGATCTTCATGACGTCTTCGGTCGCCTTCTTCAGGTCGACCACAAGCTTCTTGAGTTCTACTTCGGGATCGTCGGCCATGGATTTAACCTTTGCTGGTGAGAGAGGACACGATCAGGGACAACTCCTTGAGCGTCTCTGCGCGTGCTTCCTTTGCCGCCTTCTCTTCAACAGCCTCATCCCGAGGCGGTATGAACCCAAGCTCGGCGATTGCTCGGGCTTGCGAGTGCGAGAGGCTGAACTCTTCCCGAAGCCAGCCTTCGTACTCGCGAACTGTTTTGGGCTTGGACATCATCCAGCCCGTCGGTGTGTCGCTGCCGGTCAGCGCGCGATGGGCGTCCATGAGGTGCCCCAGCATCTGCGAACGCTGATCGGTCGTCGGGCTGTTCTGGCCTGACAGCGACTGCTGGTGCAGCTTCATGCATGCGGCGACTGCAGCTTGGCATGCCTGCGCGTCGACGCTCTTCATCACGGCGTTCAAGTGCAGCACCTGCGCCATCGCGTTCGCCGGATCTCGCACTAGATCGACGCTGTGCAGATCGAGGCGATTGATGGTGCGCTTGGGCTCGCCTTCCTTCTTGCCGCGGACATCGCCGCCGGCAGGAACTTTGAATGCGATGGACAGGCCGGCAATAGCCTTGTCCCTCATCAACCCAATGATGCGCTTGCTGTGGTCGGTATCGAGCGCGCTGATCTTCCCTTTGACGTGCAAGCCCTTGCTGTCCTCGGACATCGCCTGCCACACGCCGATCGGCAGCGGATCCCCGCCGAGTTCGTAGGCTGAATGCTCGGCATACATCCCTGGCATCGAGCCAGCGGCGACATGCTTCGCCAGCGTCTCCGCAAACGCCCCTTGGGTGATGACGTGGCCATAGAAGTCGGTGTTGCCGAACACCGCCCCGTAGCCTTCGAATGCGCCGGGTTGCCCGTCGCCAACAAACGACAGCTCCATCGGAGCCGCGAACCGATCGAACAACATTTCGATGTCTCCTAGCTTGCCGTCTTCGCTGGGTTGGTGGGCTCGTCGGTTGGCGAGTCAGGCGTGCCGGCTGGTTTGAACCCAGGCGCGAGCGGCTGGAGCATGCGCATCGCCGCTTCCTTGCCGAGCATTTGAATCGGAATAAGGTTTGTCTGGACGGTCAGATCATCGCCGCCGGGGAGCGGTGCGACGTTGTCATACGCACGCACTTCATTCCGAGTGCGTATGCCGTGGTCGACGTAGGCGGTCATCAGCGCGGCGCGGCCAGCGCTATCGGCACGCAACAATGCGTCGACGTTGAACTCTGCATAGTACAGGTTCTTCTCGCCCGGATTGAGCAGCGACATGCGGATCGATTGCTCGATCGATTTAAGTAGCGGACGCAGCGTGTATGTCAGGAACCACAGGTTCATTTGTTCTAAACCTGTGCCCCACGCTGTGGACTTTTCCATGTGCCCGATCATTACGGGCTGGACACCAAACCAACGGCAAACCTCCTCAACGCTGAATGCTCGCGACGCCAGGAGTTGCGCGTCTTCCGGCTTCATGCTGAGCGCGTCAGCCTTCATCCCGCCTTCCAAAAGCGCCCAGCCACCGCTGTTGATCGAGCCGACGAGACGATCGCGCGTCTCGGTTTCAAACCTCTTTCTCTGGACTTCGGGCAGGAATTTATCGACCGTGAAGACCATCGAGGGCTTCATGCCATTTCTAAAGAACGATCCAGCCGACTTGTCAGCTGCGAGCGATATGCCCAGCGTCTCCCGCGCGTGACCGACGATGCTCATGCCCGTCATGCCATCAAGGGTGAAGCCCTTAATGTGCATCACGTCTTCTTCCTGCAGCTCTCTAACGATGCCCTGCCAGGAGTAGAAGTAGGTGATCGAGTTGTCGGCGTTCCTCCGCGCCGTCAGGCGATCCGGTACCATCGGCGCCAGGGCAATGACGCGATTACCCAGCCGCATGATCTCGATGTAGGCGTTGCCCCATAGCAGAACGCAGGCGATGACAGCTTCCCAAAAGCTGACCGCGGTCATGTCTAAGTTCGGCTGGTCGTGCAGCAGGACATACAGAGGATGATCTTTTGCTAGCGTGCCTCTGCCGTCGCTGTCGCTCTTATAAACCTGGCACGGTAGCGTTGCGATCGTTTGGCTGATCAGTCTAGCGCACGCATAGACCGTGCCGATCTGCAGGCTGGTGCGCGGCGAGACGACCTCTCCAGCATACGTCGGCCCGCCACCAATCCACGAAACCATCCGGGTGTCGGTCAACCCAAGGCCGCGCGCGATCGTGCTGACGGCTTTTGTGAGCATGCTCATCCGTCAGCCTCCGACCCTGCGATGGTTTTGGCCCGCGCCGGGTCAGGCCCTGCGATCAGACAGTCCCGTCGTAAACTTTAAGCCATCATCACAACGCGAGCTTGCGTCGCACCGCCGCTGGCAACCGTGCCGGATGCCGAAAGTGTTTGATTAGCCTGCGTGATACCGACGGTGAAATCGGGCAGGAACGCTTGCGTAGGCGGGGTAAACGCCCCGCCGTACCGAGCGAGCCCCTTGGTGATGCGCACCTCGTCGATGTACCCAGGCCAGGGAAACGTACCGCCCGAATTATTGCCGATCGTGCATTGCAAGGTAGATTGAAAAAACGTACCGGCTTGAGTACCCGATGCGACCACCACACCATCGGAGTAAACCCTGATCACACCTGAAGCATCCCGATCAACTGCGATATGTTTCCAGACGCTGCTTGGTAGTGAGTAACTACCGTTAATATTCGATAGAGTAGTGCCGGTAAGGCTATAATAGAAGACTGCGACAGATGATGTGAAGACTATGGCCCATCCTATATTAGCCGATGAATTAAGATGTTGTCCGATAGCCATAGCATTGCTTAGGCTGGTGTTCACGTAAACCCATGCTTCAATGGTGAACTGCCCGCTGCCAAAGTTGAAATCACCCGGCGTATCGACGCTCAGCGTGACGGTACCCTGCACTCCGGTAGTATTGGCCGCGTAGCTGCTAGGGCCAAACTTAGCCTGAGCCGTACTGATCTGCGCGGTGTTCGCCGCCGTCAGCGTGTGCGCGCTAGCCGAGCTGTCGATGAACGCGGTCGAGCCATTGGTGCCGTCC